TTGAACTCCTCGAGGTGGGACTGCTTCACCGAGTCCACGCGCGCGTAGGCCCACAGGTTCAGCTTGATGCCCCATGCGCCGATGCCGCGCACGATCGGCAGGTAGTGCTGCGGGTTCAGAAAAAACATCTCGTCGGACAGCCGCACGTTGTGCACGCCGCGATCCTGCAGGTTGCCGAGCGTCGCCAGCACCTCCGGGAACGGGATGTAGCGCATGCCGGTGGAGTGCGAGGCGTCGAGCTGGTCCGGCGCCGTGCGGTTCACCAGGTTGATCATGCAGAAATCGCACTTGAAATGGCAGCCGAACGAGGTGTAGATCGCCGCGAACGGTGACCGCTTCGACTCGTCGAAATTGCAGTGCCAGAGGTGCGCCCGGTACTTGTCGAGCGGTGGCAGCTTGTCCCAGTTGTACTGCGTGAAGTTCCCGAGCTGGCCCCACACCACGCCGGGGGCCACCCCACCCTTCATCACCTGCCGAATCCCGTGCAGCCCGTCGCCGGGCAGCACGTAGTCCACGAAATCCAGCGCCGCGGTCTCGTCCGGCAGCGCCGAGGGGTGCGATCCGATGAACGCGATCGACACCCCGGAGTTCGCGTTGATGTGCCGAGCGAGCCGAACCGCGCCCGCCATGTTCGTCGTGCCCGAGTTCGGGTTCTGCCCGTAGACCACGAACACCACCAGCTTCGGGTCCGCATCCAGAACCCGCGCCAGCGCCTGGTCGTCGGTGAGCCCCTCGGCCAGGGGATCGAGGATCCCGGTCTCGTACTCGTCCTGCAGCGCCGTCGCCAGCAGCACCGCCCACACCGGCGGCTCGATCGCCGTATACCGCGAGGCGAGCGCCTGGTAGACCTCTTTCGAGGAATCAGGAGAAATAAATAAAATATCCATTACTTCAGGTCTGCCTTCTGACTTCTGCCTTCTGACTTCAGGATGCCGAGCAGCGCCTGCGCGACGGCATCCGGCTTTATCGCGTCCATCGCGGCGCGGCAGTGGTCGCACGCGACCCGCATGCCGCAGCCGAGCGGCCAGCGGGCGTCCTCGACGTAAAAATCCACCTGCCCGGCGTAGCCGGTGACCTTGGGCGAGATGAAACCGCCGCGGATCACGATCGTCGGTACGCCGAACGCCGCGGCCGCGTGGTGCAGAGCGCCTTCGTGGCAGACCACCGCCGCGGCCTTCGACATCGCGGCCACGGCGTCGAGGAAATTGCCGGTGTCCATCTTTTCGCTGCGCCCGATGCGCTGCGTCCCGGGCTCCATCAGCTGGATCCAGCGCACGCCCGGGGTGAGCGCGATCAGCTCGTCCCAGTGCTCCAGCCCCCAGGCCTTGTTCGGGCTCGCCTTGGGCTTGATGTTCGGGTTGTAGACCACCGCCCCTGCCGCGCGCTGCGCGAAGAACGGCAATTGCCGCTCGATCTGGATAAACGCCGGCGTCGGCTGGTATTCCTTGAACGTGTACTGGTCCGGCTTCACGTCCACCATGTAGTGGCGCTTGCCGTTGACGTAGCCGATCACGCCGGCGGACTTCTCGCCCGGCCGCGCGATGTTCGGGTTGCCCTCCCACACGAAATGCCAGCGGGGGTGGCCCAGCTTGTCCAGCATCGCGTAACGCCGGTTTGGCACGCCGGCCGCCATCCGCTTGGCCTCGCCGGCCAGCATGATCTCGTCCCCTATCCCCACGGCTACCGCACCCAGTGCTGGACCAGTTCCTTGCGCGGGCCTTCGACCTGCAGCTCGAGTCGAAGGCTGAGCGATCTCAGCATCTGCGTGACGTCGCAGCGGACGCCCTTGTTCTTCGTGTAGATGACCCCGGTCGAGCCGACCGGCAGCCGGATCACCAGCCGCTCGCGCGTCGCGTGCGCCATGAACCGCAGCGCCTCGTGCGGGTCGCCCAACTTGTGCAGGATCGCCAGAGCCAGCACGATGTCGTAATTCCAGATCTCGACCGATGCGTACTCGCTCGCGATCAGGTGGTTCAGGTTCATCACCTGGAAGTGCACCGTCTTCTGCAGCCCCGCCCGGTCGCGCTGCGCGATCGCCTCGTCGACCAGCGGCGGGTTGAAGTCGCAGCCGTAGACGCTGGCCGCCCCGGCGCGCGCGAACTCGAGGGCGATCAGCCCTTCCGCGCAGCCGAGGTCGCACACCGTCTTGCCCGCCGCCGCCGCGAGCGCCGGCTCTACCCCCAGCATCTGCTCCGCCAGGGTGCGGTCGCCTTGCTGCACCCCGGGGATTTCGAACCAGCCTTTTTTCATCGCAGCCGTCGAAACGGCTCTCCGCTCTCGATCTCCCGCACCGCCCACTGCGCAGCCGAGAGCCGGTGAAACGCGGGCAGGCGATCCGGCAGCGGCGGCGACTCGATCGCGCCGAGCTCGGTGCTGTCCGCGCCTTTCAATATCCAGTGCGGCGCGGTGCGAAACACCGGGATCCCGGCCACCAGAGCATGGATGCCCGCCGAGCTCGCCCAGATCACCACCGCGTGCGCGCCGGCGAGGTCCTCGGACAGCGGCCGCGCCGGCCGGTTGTTCTCGGGGTGCTCGCGCACCCGTATCGGACGCTTCGTGAACTTGCGCAGCTCCGCCACCGTGCGCTGCACCCAGTCCTTCGGCATCGTCATGTCCGGCCGCCCGAAACTGCGGGACGGGCAGACGAGGACGTGCCGGTTGTCTCCCACCACCCCGGCGCCGTGCGCCACCCCTCCTCCGGCAGGAGGGGAGTTGCTGCGCCAGGGCTGCAATTCAACGCCGAGCGCGGCCCAGCGCTCTGGGCTCTCCGGTGCTTTCAAACCACTCCCGTTATGCCCGCCGACCGCGATGGCGTAGTAGCTGTCCGCCGTCGGCCCGCCGGGATGCACGTCGAACTTCGGCGTGCTGCCGCCGCGGCCCAGGTATCCGTTCTCGGCCACGATCACGGTGCCGCCCTGCGCCTCGAAGCGCGTGGCGAGCTCGTGCCGGTCGTGGTATCGGTTCCAGATCACCAGCACGTCGCCCGGCGCGGTCCGTTCCGGGTGGCCGGCCTGGAGCTGGTAGCCGGCCGCCTTCAGTCCCGCTTCAAACGCCTGGCGCCGGTACCACGGCTGGTCGCGGATCAGGCAAAAAGCTCGCAATGTCTCCCCGTTCGAAGCAGTCAATCGCGCTGCCCGGCGTGCAGTTGACGACCCGGATCCCGAGCGCGGCCATCGGGCGCTGCAGCGTGCTCATCGCCTTGATGATGTGGTTGAACGGCGGCAACGACCGGTCCGGGTGCTGCCCGAAAAAATGAACCTTCTTGTCCGGGCCGGGGTGCGCGTCGTACCCGAGCATCAGGATCAGCGCCGGGCGCGCCAGCCCCGCGATGTTCAGCGCCTGGTGCCCGGTATTCGACCCGGTCGTGATTCCCGTCCGCACGCTCGACAGCCCCTCGGCGCCGGCGTGCTTCAGTAAAAAGACTTCGTCCTCGCGCCGCAGGTGCTCGGCGTCGACGTCGATCATGCACTTCTGCCCGGCGAAGGCCTTGAACGCCGGCCGGTCGCGATGCCAGGACAGCCAGTCGTTCTTGCCGGCGTCCGCGAAATACAGCATGTCGGCCCACGGCGCCAGCGTGTAGGCGTCGTTGATCGCGATGCTGAAAACCTTGCGACCGTCCAGGTCCACCCCGCACCGCGTGCGCGCAACCTGTTCCGCGGTCAGACTCGTGCCGGTGGCGATGCAGACCACCGTCTGCCCGGCCCAGGCGTCCGTGACCTCGCAGTACCGCGTGCTGTTGTGGCAACTGAGCTGCCCTGCCGGCGGCAGCCGGCGTAACAGCGGCGTCATGCGAAGCGGTTATGAACGATCAGCCCGTCGAGCAGCCCGTCCACGTAATCGCGCGGCACTTCGGTTACCTGGCCGCCGACGACGATGGATTCCCGCATTTCGTAAAAGGTCGAGACCCGCACCGCGAGCCAGTTCTTGAGACGCCCGGCTATATTCAACTGGTAGGCCGACTCGTCCACGGGCGAGCCGCTCGGCGCGTGGCCGCAGCGGAACCCGATGCGCACGTTCGAGATCGTTCCCTGCGTCGAGGGCCAGCTCGCCGCCTGGAGCGGAGACAGCCGCGCCGGCTCCGACCCGGTGTCGAGGATCCACGGCGTCGGGCTGCCGGAGAGTTCCTGCTCGGCGCCCCCGGTGTCGACGTAGCGCACGTAGGACACCGACTGCACCGGCGGATACGGCAGCACGATGATCTGGTCGTCCGGCAGGTCATCCATCAGCAGCTCGAGATCGCGCTCGACGAAGGCGCGGCCGGTGATGTCTTCGGCGCGCTCGCGGGCGGCGGTGAGCAGCAGGTCGACAATGGCGTCCTGGCTGGTGTCATCGTCGTCGACGCGGCACCACACTTTGGCGAGGTCGCGCGACACCGGCTCGTAGAGCGGCCCGGTGACGACGCGCACGCTGCGCGGGATCTCGCGGAATACGGTCACTTCCCGCTCCCGTCCTTGCCGTCGCGGCCGCGCTTCACGCACAGCGTCCAGCCGCTGCCGGGGACGCCGGGGTTGCCGACACCATCGCTGTCGCGGTGCCACATCGAACCGGCCCAGGTGACGACGTCGCCCAACTTATAGACCACGTCGTCGCGGAACACTCCCTCGTAGAGCATCGCCTTCGTGGTGCAAACCAGTTCGACGACCTTGCCACTGGTCAGCTGGGAACGGGCGACGAAACTGCGCGGGTCACCTTCCACCGGCTTCAGCTCGAACGCCGCGATGCCCTCGACGATCACCTTCCAGCCCGCCTGCTCGAGCGTGAGATCGCCGAGCGGATCGGTATCACGGTAAGAGCGCAGCAGTCCGCCGAAGGCCGCGACGAAGCTGCCGCGGCGGTAGGTCTTGGCGGGATCGATGCCGTCGAGCGGCACGATCTCCAGCGCGTCGCGGCCGTCGATGCCGTCGCGGCCGTGCTTGCCATCGCGCCCGGCTTCGCCTTTCTCGCCGAGCAGTCCTCTTTCACCGGAAGCGCCAACCTTGCCCTCGGGGCCCGGATCACCTTTCTCGCCACGCTCACCGGAAGGTCCGGCCTGGCCGGGGTCACCCTTCTCGCCGCGCTCGCCGGCGGGGCCCGGCGCCCCGTCCTTGCCGTCGATCCCGTCCCGTCCGTCCTTGCCCGGCGCGCCGTCTTTGCCGGCGGGAATGCTTTTCAGCTTTTCGTGCAGCTCGTTGACCCGGTGGATCACCGGGTCCAGGGCGGCCGCGATCCTGACTGCGGTCTCTTCGGCAAGCTCGCCGATTAGTGCTGCAAGGTTGCGCATCGGTGTTGGGCCCACGCATTGCTGTTTTTGAAGGCGAGGGACGCGAACACCTTGTCCTCGTCGGAAATGTCTTCATCGTCCGCGGCCGCCGGTTCCTTGCGGGCGGCGGGCGCGGCAGTCTGGAAGGGGTCCTCGCTCGCGTCGCGCTTGGCGAGCGCGGAGAGCGAGTAGTTCTGCTGCTGCAGGTACGGCGACGCGCCGCCGGTAACGGGCTTGAGGTTGCGCTTGGCGCGGGCTTCGTTGGGCGCGACGATGCCGGAGCGGACGCCGATCTCGTCGGCTTCGGCGAGGGTCTTCGGGTCCATGCGGTAGAGGCCGTCGAGGTCGAGCTCGACGCAGAGGTCGGAGCCCAGGCCGAGGCCCTGGTCGAGCAGGGTCTCGATGGATTCGATGTGAATCTGCAGGGCCTGCTGGTAGTACTCGAGGTTCAGCGCGGCGACGTTGGTGTGCGCCGGGGTCTGGCCGGCGGCGATTTTGTAGAGCGGCACGCCGAAGGCTCGGGCGACGTCTTCGACGGTGAACTTGAGCTGCTCGATGAGCTGCGACTGCTCGGCGGGCATGGTGAACGGCTCGAACTTGAGGTCGCTGCCGGTGACGAGGATGCGGCCGAGGTTGTTGGCGGCGAACCCTTCTTCGAACTGCTTCTTGATGCGCTCGGCGGTGATGTCGTCGATCTTGCCGGGGGCGGTGAGCTGGCCGGAGGGGCGGCTCATGTTCTCGAAGAACCGGGCGCTGTTGTCCTGGATGCGGATGCCCTGCGTGGTGGAGCTGGCGCAGGCGTAGAGCGGCGAGACGCCGACCAGCGGGTGAAACAGGCAGGGCCCGCGGTCGTGGATGATCTCGCTGGCGGGGATGAGGTTGCCGCCTTCCTTCACGCCGGCGAGGTCGTCGCTCTGGATCCGGTAGTAGACGGAGCCGTCGCCCGCCACCATCGGCATGACGGCGCGGGGATCGAGCGGGTACATCGCGCTAACGACCCGGCGCTGGTCGCGCTCGAGGAGCACGTAGGCGTTGCCGTGCGTGAGCTTGGATGTCATCCAGTAATTAAGGAACTGGATGCGGGTCTGGAAACGGTTGGGCGTGCGCAGCAGCCGGGAGTAGGCGGGGTTTTCCTCGGGTTGCCAGGTGGAGTCGTCGCGGTGGCGCAGCAGGTTGATGCCGAGCTTGGCGACGTCGCCGGCGATCAGCGCCTGGCAGGCATACACCGCCGAGAAGGCGAGCATGTTCTGCGTGGACTCCAGCGCGCGGTTCGATTGCCACGAACCGCCGAAGGACTCGACGATCCAGCCGAACGCCGAGGACTGGCGCAGCGGCGAGCGGATGGGCGTGACGGTGTTGAGGTCCGTGTGCTTGCGCCACGGAGTCAGCCACCGCGGAATATTCACGCGATCAGGCCCTTGGTGCCGCGAGGTGTGCTGCCAGCCACGAGGTCGCGGGTTTCGTAGGTCTGTTTCTCTTTTTTCTTGTATCGCGCCTGGCCGCTCAAAACCAGCAGGCGCGCGTCGGATTCGGTGGCGGAGTATTCGGTGCCGACGGCACGCTGTTTTGATTCGTACGGGTGGGCCTTCAGGACGACCAGGACGGGCATGTTTCCTCTCCGTGTCTTTTGTGAGGGCACGCGGCGCATGCCATCACAAAAAACGGGCAGCCCGTAAGGGCCGCCCGTTGGTACGAACTACGCCGGTTAGACGTAGGCCGCGGTGCGGATGAACTGGCACGCCTGCGAGCGCGCCTTGGTCCAGTTGACGTGCCGGATGCCCTTGATGGCGATCGACTCGGTCTGGAACATGGACACGAGCGAGGCGCCCGTGGCGGTGGGCGTCGACTTGCTGCCCGGCGCGCCGTCCATCTCGATCGACACCTGGTCGCTGGCCTCGACGCTCGCCCCACCGTCGTCGGCGAGGAAGACCTCGCCCGGCTGGATCAGGATGAGCATGTTGTCGTAGTCCGGCGAGCCGGAGGTGTCGGCTGCCTGCGTGGTGAACACCGGGCGGCCCATCAAGCGGCCGTTACCGGATGCCCAGTCCTGCATGCTGGGGAATTGCGGCAGCCCCAGCGACGTCACCATCAGAGAGAGCGCTTCCGCGAGCTCTTCCTTCATGACCACGACCGCACCCGCGAGCGGGATGTTGTTCGCGTAGAAGTTGCTCGTGAGCGCCTTCCAGTCCGCCTTGAACGCGGCGAAGTCGGTGCCGGACGCGCTGCGCGGGGTGACGTTGTAGGTCAGTCCCGCCGGGCTCACGTTGGTCGCGCCCGCTTCGAGCGGGTTGATCAGCGTGGTGTCCACCTTCTGCTGGATCGCCTTCGCCAGATCGTTGCGGATCAGCAGCTCGGCCGAGGGGCTGGACAGCATCGCCAGCTCCTTGGTGATGACGCAGATCCCGCCGACCTTGGTGATGCCCAGCGAGATCGACGTCGAGGTCGGCT